TGATGTAGGAGATTGAATCTCCAGGTTTCTCCTGCTCTCCCATAAACTTTTGCCAGTTTGCCCATAGGAGGCGATTGGGTACGAAGAAGAAGAAACTATCCATATGCATGTTATCCATGATTGGAAAAAGGGGTGTTGCTAAGCGGCCAAATGCCGTCATGTTGAGATTGAAGGTATCTCCTGGGAGAACTTCATCAACATAGATCGGGATTAGATTTCCGCTATTGAATGTGGTTTTATGTGTCTTTTGGACGTTGAATGAACTCCGTGGGATTTCCGCACGTGGAGTCATACTGAAGCGGTGGGCATCCACCGATTTATTTCGATACATAGGGTTGCGTCCTATTTTGGTTAAGTTGTAGTTCCTGGATTGCTCGCCTAACCGAGCCCCTCCAGGGGGGTGATTCAGAAAAGGGTTTGAGCCCTTTTCTTTCATCTGATTGAAATTCTACACCATTGGGATAAATGGTATTTAAGTAGTTTCCCTATTAGCGGTTGGGGGAAGTTTTGCCTCTAGGCCTGAGATTAGTTTGATTGGTTCGATTTGTTCTATTTGGCCTGTGTTGTCATCGTAATTGCCGATGTGAAAGAGGATGAAATCCTCGGGATGGTGATAAAGCATGTTGGTTTCGTATTTGTTGTTTACTTCGTCTGTGAATGAGCGAATTACTACGCCCAGGGCTGGTGCGAAGATTGGTTGTCCGAAGATACCTGCTTGTTGATCTCGGTATGCGGCTATTACTTTTTTCATGCTATTTTCCTTTTGAGTAGTTTGAGTTTTGCTTCTGTTACTTTTTCCTTGACTTGCAGTCTTTCGATTGTGTTGTCTTGGAATTTTTCTTTTGCTGCTTTCTCTCTATTGTGCTGAATTGCTTCAAATTCAAGAGGGTTGGTGCGATTAAATAATTTATCGTAGTAACGAGGTGGCTTTGTTTGTTTATTTCGAATGATTACCTGGTCGCTTGGGTATACGTCTTTCTTGTATTTTTCAAACCATGTTGCTCCGATTCCTGGCTTTAGACTCATCGTGTTGTATTCGGGTGTTTTTATTTTGTTTATTTCTCCCGTATTGCTGTCGATGATTTCGCCATAGTGTTCTCGGGCTGGTTTTCCTGTTACTTTTTTCATGACGTAACGAGCGACGTAAGCCGCTGATTCGAAGGTTACGTTCCCAGTTGAGGTTAAACCTTTACCCCATATTTTGTCGAGGGTTTCAGATGTATAGACTCTGGATTTTGAGTCGCTGGTGAACTTGTATTTTTTATCCTCCCAGTCGTGACCGAATAGGATGATGTGGTAGTGCGGACGGCCGAAGTTCTCGCCGTATTCGCCGCACATGAAATAACGGATTTTCTTTCCGTTATGGTGGTATCTCAGATGATCTCTGAGTCTTTTTAAAAAGTCCTTTACGTCCTTTTTGTGTAAGGAATTATTTGGAGGTAGGTTCTGATCTGAGTATGTGAGCGTAATGAACGAGTTTTCCTCGTGCATTTTTGCTTCATGCATACACCGAACTGCTTTCTGTCTGCTACTTTCTAACCGACATCCAATGCATTGACCGCATGGAAGCTGGATTTGCCTATCGTGTTCGTCCGTTTCTTTGAAACTGACCCTGCGATAAGCATTTCCTAGTTTTTGGTTGATTTGGTGGGCTGAAATATAAGCAGTTAGGGGCTTATAGCAGGCCATTAGAGGCGGATTCCGCCTCGTTGAACGGCCATAATATTTGCCCCTTTAGTCCTGCGGACATTAGAACGGAAGCGCTTTGCGCTTAGATTTTTGTTTACAGAGCGTCTAAACATGATAAATTCCTTTTGCGTTAGTGGTACTTTTGAGTAGTTGTAGTTGTTTGAGAACAGGTGACTTTCTGTCACCTGGCACTATTACATCAAGTAAGGTAATAGTGCCCCCTCAGGTTGCGTCTGAGGGGTTCTCACCCTTCGGGGTTGGAGTTTCCACCGTTGTAGCGGTGATTTGGCCATCAATAAGGCCAATTTCGATAGCCTTATCTCGGTTTGCTGGATCGTTCAAAAAGTCGATGACTTGAGCAGGGTCGTTGTTAAACTCTGCTCGAACGGTCGCTGGAAGCGTTTTAAAGGCTGTTTCAGCCTCTTTTAAGGTGTTTTGCATGTCGTGGTATGACATGGTGCTGGAAAAGTCACCATAGACCGCTCCTGAGACCTGGGGGAGTTCCCCAGTTTTTCCGTATTGCATCATGATGCGGTTGATATCGCACTCATCACGAAATTCTTGTTTTGCACGTGATGGTTCGGGGCATGTTAGCCCTGTGACTAATGATGCCTCTTTCAAGTCGTAGTTGTACGGAGTCCGTACGAATGTTTTGGTAGGTTTCATCGGTTGCCTCTGCTCCTGGTTGTTGAACTGTTTCCACGGCTATCCGTGGTGGTTGATGTCGTAGACCAGGGGAGAATCATGTCCCTGGTTTGCTTTGCAGTTGATAAGCCTTCTTTGGCAAATATATTTAATTGGCCAAATTTGCTATTGCCGTAGCCTTGTTGTGGACGGTCGATATCAAAGTCTTGACGGACTTTTCTGCCCGTATCGTAGTTAAGATCGCCTGCTGATGTGGCTCTGTATGTTTCGGCCTTGATGCGGCCTTGATTTGCAATGATGTTAGGTAGTTCGGCCAGGAGGTTGTCGATCCTGGCTTTGATTTCTGCATTGCTGGTTTTAATGTTTTCTGTTTCCGCTTTGGTTCGCTCACGCTCCTCAATGCGGTTGAGTTTTTCCTCAATGATCTTGAGGGTATTTTCTTTTGTCTCCGCTTCTTTTGCGGAGGACGTGTCTGTGTCTTGAGTTTGTTTCTTGACGTTAGACGCAGTTTGAGCGGTGTTGTTGTAGGCTTCTGCCGCTCCTGCTATTGGGTTGATTGCTTGCATTTGTACGGCCGCACCTTGTGCGCCTGAGGGTTGCGATGCTCCCCCCTGGGAATAAGCAAGCATAGGATTTAAGCCTGCCGCCTTCATATCGGCGGTGGCTCGTTGGTAAGAGGTATTGGACATTTGCTCTTGGAAGTTGCGGTTCGTGGCCGCTTCTGCTGAGTTAAATGCCCGTGTGTCTGCCGCCGCACCACGGTTGAGGTGGTTTTGGAGCAGACCTCCAGCGATTTGTCCCATCGCTGGAATAAAGGGTGCTAAGGCGGCGAACATTAGAAATGATCGATTAAGCCAGGTACTGAGTACATTGGCATTGGTCGAGCCATTTGGATGTTGAAGAATGTATCAAGGATGAACTCCTGACCATTCGCCTTATCTCCTACTGCGATTACTCGTTGGATAGGAGGATTGTCCTGTATGAACGTGTCGTTAAGGGTTGGTAGGCTCGTGAAGTGCTGAGCCAAATGCCATCCGTCAATGGGAGTAGCGTCCGTAGACTTGAAGTAGCCTGAGATCTGCGAGGGCTTATAGCGATACTCAGCCCATCGCTCCTGGTATCCGAATACTCCATCGTCTGAGGCAGGATCTCCAGTCGCATATATCTCCTTATTAAGAATTGGTTGTTCGCCTAAATGAGCGAATGCAGGGAAATAGAAGTCATAACGTGTGGAGCGATTCCACATTTTATGAACTCCCTGCTGGTAGGTGAGATCGGCTCGTACTGATACGAGGCCAATGATTACACCGTGTTCCGTGAATGATTGAGAGAACCCGTTGCGGAGGACGGATGTCCCCATGCCGCCAAGAGTTCCGAGCGGTGTTTCTGTGTAAGAGCCCGTTGCAGATGACTGCGCAACAGGGCTAATGTTGATAGAAGTTGTTCCACCTCCGAGGTACTCAGGTCTTTGCAGTCTCGCATCTGGGCTGATAACGCCGAAATGGCTTCGGACGATTTCTGTATAGCGAGTTCCGCCTCTTGCGTCGCGTTCAAGTAACTTTTGGACTTGAAAGGATGTACGGAGTTGGTTGATGGTTGCGGCTGTTGCTTCTGATAAATCTGCATATAAGCCTTCTTGATATGTGAGGGGTAAGAAGCCTGATCCGCCGGCTGCCATGTTGAAATAACCATCGGGTCCGCCTACAAGCGTTCCGAGTGTTGTTCCTTTTGTTGCGCCGCCGTCGGTCGTGTATTTCATTGGACCTGATGCTGCGATTGGTGCTTGACCGCCTAAAGGCAGCGTTACGCTTTCGCCTTTTTGGGGCCAAGGCAATGCTGATGTGAAGTAGTCGTGGCGTTTGCCACGTTTTTTTATAACGTAGTCCTCAGGTAGATCAGGGCCATCTCCCGTGTTATGTGGAACTGGATCTTGTAAGTTTTGGTCGCGAAACCACTCATTGAAAATGAGGTTGTATGCGCGTGGCCATAAGTTTGCATGAGTGAAGGTCTTGTCTGCACCCAGTTGTCCGACCGTGGGTAGTCCCATGTAGTCGTGTAGTGAATTGGTGGTGTAACCGCCAACAGGGCTGGTACAGGTTGGAATGATGTAGGAGATTGAATCTCCAGGTTTCTCCTGCTCTCCCATAAACTTTTGCCAGTTTGCCCATAGGAGGCGATTGGGTACGAAGAAGAAGAAACTATCCATATGCATGTTATCCATGATTGGAAA